ATTTGTTAACTATTTTTGCCAAAGTCTGTCCACCACGGATGCTTTCAAGCTCGCCAGGTTTACGCAGTTCTAGCCAGGTTAGATTGCCCATGTCTGTCCAACTGAACATTTGTCGGTATCCAATTGATTTTGCAATTGCTTTTACTCGGTTTCCCGGAGTATAGAAACAGAAATTCTTTTCAACCAACGCAACACAATGTGCTCGGTCGCAGTCGTTGAATGTCATTGCCAATATACCACCTGGGCGTAGTTTATTAAAGATGTTTCGTAAGTATTGCTCCACCACTTCGAGTGTGGTAAACTCAAAAAAGTTAAATGCAAGACACATGCCAAATTGGTTATCTGGCAGTGTGTCTAGCACGTTGGTTGAACATGGATCTTGTTCGTACACTCGCAGTCGGCGTTGGTACTCTTCTGGAAAAGTACTCAATGCTGGCTGCAATAGTTCTGTGCTGTAGTCAACAAGGTATAGAGGATCCAGTGCTACCAAGTCACTTATAAATGTTTCAACTCCGGGGCGTATAATTAATCCAGGGTATTTCCAATCAACATAACTCTTAATGCGGTTAGAAATCATTTGCTGAACGTCTGCAGTCATTGGCATGCGACGATCTAGAATTTGTTGATTGACCTTTTTATTAGTAGGCTCGTCAAGTCGACCATACCGTGCTACCGCTTCATTGTATAACCTGGTGCTTTCGGCATACTGTGTTTTTTCAGCCGTCTCAATCATGCTGTCTAGTTCGCTTATTAATTCAACCAGTGTAGAACTAAAATAATCAAAAGCAGTTATTACACGAGTTTGATCTTCCTGCAGAGTTTGTGTAAATGCACGTGGCTGTATCACACTGTTCTGTACATTATACACAATTTCTTCTAGCTTATGCCGTGCAGTATATTGGATGGTGTTAACATCAAACCCTGACAAATGATTGCGGTATGCAACTAATTCACTAAGTTTCATAGATCACCATTCAAATAAAGTTTGGAATGTATTCTCTGTGTTGGTGGCACTTGCCAAGTCCCAGTCCAGCACACCCAACAAGTTGTCAATTTTTTGATCCACCACAGTTGCCTCCATCAATCCGTCATCAAATGGCAGTTCTGTGAACCAAGCAGGCAAGCGTTGTTCATCTGTGGGATAACCAATTGACGTCCACCCAAGAGCATTGCTTTTAAGTTTACACACAATAGTTTTCATACCATCAACAATTTGCATACTGTAGTTGTCGCCGTTCATTTTCCGCATGTTGTTCCAGTTCATGGCTGCTCGCACATGCCCTGGCATGTTGGCTTTGCCAAGTCTGGCTTCTTCTGCACCATACTTGGTCAAGTTGTTCACACGCTTGGGCGAACCTTTTTCCCAGCCCGGACGTTCCATAAACTCATACTTGAATTCTCGGATACGTGCCACAATGGAATCTCTGTCAGCACCATGCAATGTACTATTTAGAATTTCCAACAAGAAGTCTTGAATTACCTTGGGTGTGTCACTACGCTTCAAGTCCAGGCCCATGGCCTTGGTCTTGCCCTTCTTGCCTTCCACATCCAATCGCTTGCCTTCCAAGTCAATGATGTTCACAGCATAGCGTTTCTTTGTGATAAACAATCCACGATCTGCCACCAGTTCTCGACCAGCCGCAATTAATGCACCCATCTCTCTTGGGCAATGGAATGCCTGTTCCATAAAGCCAGGGAAGCTGGCATTAACTTGCTCGGCAATGGAGTCATACAAGGCAATAGCAATATCCTTGCTCCACTCCATGCGACCTTCTGCTACTTCTTTCTTCAGCACTGGCCACGCAGTAAAGTAGCAGGAGTCTGTGTCACCATAGATAATGGCTTCACCTGTGTGGTCATATACACCTGTGATGCATTCGTTGATGTGTGCATCCATGTGCCGGGCAATGGCACGACCAGTTAGTGTGGTACTCTGTCCAATACGATGATCAAAGAATCTACAACCAGGATTCAAAATAGCACCATACAAACTGTTCAAGTTAATCTTTTTAACCAGCTGTCGCTTGTCCCAGAATGCTTCTTCTTTCTTGTCCTTGGCTGTTTTCTTTTTGGCCTGCAGTTCTTTGCGTTCTGAATACCAACGTTCCAGCAATCCTGGGATGATACCCTTCTTCTCATAGGTAAGTATTGTACCATTAGCACTCATGATCCAAGGCTGATTGCTGTCAAACATGATGGTCCAGATCTCTGCGGCACTGTGTGTGCTTTCTGTGCCATCTTGCCAGTCAATGGTGATCTCTGTGCCACGTTGCTGTTCCATCACCGCAGTGTATTCTAAACTGCCAAACAGGCCCTCCCAAGCAGCCGCAAAACTTGCGCCTTTGGCAATCTTTTCTTTGATGTAGTGATCAGTCATGATGGGACGCAGTTGTCCTACCACAGTCTCCGGTCCCATGTTCATGGCACGAATGGCCGACGGATACAGACTGTTGATGTCGACAGATCCAATCCAGTCATGCAGGCCTTTCTTGGGGTACGCAACATACGCACCCGCCGCCTGTGTGTCGTCGTCTGTGAGACGTTGCTTGCGATTAGGAACCACCATTCCACGTTCATGTGCTTCATTGATAATGGCCTGTTCAGTCACTGCCACAGCACCCATTGTGGTTTGTAGTAGCACAGTATTGGCGTGTGCCAGTTCGCTTGCCAATGATAAAAACTGTAGTTTGCGATCCAGTTTATGCAACAACAGCGTATCTTGTCTGTTGTATTCAATAAACTTTTTAAAGTGTTGGTTGTACAAAGCATCCAACGTGCCTTCAAACTGGGTCTTACGCTCATTGAGTTCATACTCACCAATAGCATCCAGGCTATAGCTATGGCGTTCTTCATATGTGTACTTGCGATACAGTTGCATATAGTCCATATGTACACGACCAATCAAGTCATATGTTTGGCTTTCACTGCCAAAGCGTTCAAACATACGCATCTTGGGCAGTTGTCCCCACAGACAGAACTTGCGTGTGTCGTCTTTGCTCAGCACACGAGTGCAACGATTCACAGTGTAAGGGATATCATATCCCTCTGAGTTCCAGCCACTCAGCACGTCTGCATCTTCGATCAAGTCCAGGAATGTTTTGATCATGTCCTCTTCTCGTTCAAACAAGATGGTATTTTCAAAGTCCTTCACAAGATCTTGTGCAGTTGCCCACGATAAGCCTTTGGGCGGAACTGCCAGTGTAACCAATTGATCCAACCAGTTTAGATAGACTGAGATTGCAGTGATGGGGTTGAATGGATCATCCACAGGCGAGAAACCTCGCTCTTTGTCAAAGTCTACCTCAATGTCGAAAAATGCAACATTGAGTTCCGGGGCGTCTTGGTCTTTGTAGTTTTCTTCTAAGCAACGAAAGATAGGGTTAATATCACTCTCATACAATTGCTTGCTGGAGTGCATGCGAACTTCCTTGCGGAACTCTTTGTTGTTGCGTGTGCTGAAGCGACTGACAGGTGTTCCATAGATACTTTGGAACTTGCCTCTGGCATCGTCGTAATAGAAGATGTAGTTGGCAGGATACTCTTGGTATTTCCTCACGCCGTCTCGGCGTTCTACAACGTGAATGCGATCGTGTTCACGATCAAATAGTGCGTCAATATAACTCATAGTCTCCGTTTGTGGCCGGTAAGCCGTGATTCATGTTCCTTACGGGAACGACTCGCTGTTGTAAAACAGTACTTATAGAGTTTTGCCAACAGTCTCAAGAATTGTTTCCAGTGTTTCGTGGTCTTGTTTTTCTTTGCCAAATTCAGCTTTGTGTGCCAATTTAATAGCCTTCTTTAAAATGGCAGGCTTGACTTCTAGTTCCTCAGCAATGGCTTTGATGGTGTCGTTAAGACCACCCTGAAGTGTGTCAATCTCGTGCATGACCTGCATGCCCTCGTTGATGATTTGAACGAGTTTGATCTTTTGATCGCCGTTGAATGATTTGGGTTGTGACATAAAATGCTCCTTGTTTTCTATTATATACTTGTTCTAGCGCAAAGTCAAATATTGTTTGGCTCAAGATTACCAAATAAATATCTGCATGCCAAAAATATATGTAGAAATAAACCAAGCAATTGATTTTAACATTGATATTTACAATACCCCAATTGGTGAACAGTTCTTTAATCAGCATGTGGAAATTACCAAACAAGATCCGGTTCGTGCAGTGCCTGTTGTTACAGATTTTACCAAATACACAATTAACTATTTTATAAAATTAATCGAAGAAGCACGTGACACCAATGCAGTAGACTGGTCTATGTACAATATTCAAGCCGGTCCGGAACATTACGAGTCTAACCAGTTGCATTTTAATTCAATGCATAAAGATTTAGAAGTAACAGCAGGAATTAACAAGTATGCTGGACTTGATAAAGAACAAATAAAATTAGTTGACGAGCTACATTGTTGCCTGCACAGTTTAGAAACCACTGAAGCCCCTCTTGATTACAATTTTACAGGACGGTCGTTCGCTAACATTAGTTATTTTATCAATGGCCCAACAGACAATCAAATGCCCGAGCTTGTAAAATTTGCCAGAGTAATCAAACCGGGCGAAGTACAGTTAGATTACCCGTATGTAGGTAAAGAACCATTCTTTTGCATGATGCACAATGATAATTCTATGCTACAACAAACTTGTAAAATGATTGATCGTATCAGCCTTAATTGGAAATTACATCTCAACAATTTCAATGGTACCAACTGGGGGCCATCGCCGTGGCCCGATGATGTGGATGCCGCACTCACTGAGTGGTACTATGCAAATCAACCTGATCTAACAATGTTAGGATACAGTTTAGAAAAAATAATAGACCATACTGGATTTTGTATCCCGGGTAGAATTGACAATCTGTCCAAACTTGAGTACATGAGAAACACTCCAAACATCCAGATCACTGGGTACCAACTTATTAATTAATCATGAATAAAGATTTTCCAAACATTGCAGTAGTACTGTACGACAATTTAAAACCTGAATGTGTTGATATTGCGCAAAACTTAATTGACTTGACTGAGTTTAAACTGTGCGGGCGATATCAGTTTAATCTATATCAAACAAAAATACTCACGGAAGAATTAAAAAAACTGGCCGAGCAAGGGTACGAATGGGCCGGCGTAGTTGCCGCTGGAAACTTCTTGCAAAATCAGACATTGGTAATTGACACAATCGAACATGCTAAATTAGAAAATGCACCAATGGCCTGTCACATATTGGATCGTGGCGGCTACTATCATTTACACCCACAATGGTTTGCACTTGATTTACGGGCATGGACGGCAGTTGGTCAACCTGCATTCGAAGAACAGTCTGGCCCGGTCACGTTTACCACACGTAAAACACGTCGTGACACCAATAATGCACACAATGATTATACTCCTTGGTGGGTAGCACCCGAGTCAGAAGAGTTGGTAGAATACACTAGCGATTATCAATACACCGGCATCAATGTTATTGCTGAGTTTATCCGTGCTGGGCACCGCATAACTAATATTCCCAATGAAATCAGACAGAAGAAAAATTATTGCTATCCTGATCATGGACATGACGATATTGTAAAACTGATTGCTGATAAAAATCACGAGCCCCAGGACGAAGCA